GGTAGGCTCGGTGCTCTTGTTGCTGAGTCTAGCGATAGTGTTGTCCGAGTCTCGATTGGTTCGGGCTATACTGATGCTGATCGTGATTCTATTAAACCCGACTGCATTGGCGGCATTGTTTCGGTAAAATATAATGCACGAATCAAAGACAAGAAGACTGGTGGGGATAGTTTGTTCCTTCCAATCTTCGTTGAGATTCGTCTTGACAAAACCGAAGCCGATTCGTCGAAAGCAATTAAATGAAAGCACAACACCTAATCTGGAACATATTTGTTCTAGCAGGAACTGCATACCTCGTTCACAACGGATGGTCTGCGTGGTGGTTTGTTTTAGCACTTGGCATAATATTTCTGTAGACAGTAGTTAGTAGAAGAACCTTCCTATATAAGAGTAGGAGGGTTCTTATGACTATATTAGGTGTTGATCTATCAATGACATCACCTGCGCTGTGCCTGTTTCGTGGTGACAAATTTGAGTTTGACAAATGTGAGTTTTACTTCCTCACTTCCAAAGACAAATATCTCTACGTCCACCCAAAGCTTCATGGCGAGGTGTTTCCGGAATATGCTTGTGATAGCGAGCGATACAACAACATCGCTACTTGGATTGTTGACATCTGCAAATCACAAAGCGTTGAAAAAGTTTTTATAGAAGACTATAGTTATGGTTCAAAAGGCAAGGTGTTTCATATTGCCGAGAACGGTGGCATCTGTAAATTTCTACTATGGAAAAATCACATCGATTACCTAGCAGTGCCTCCAACTGTAATTAAGAAGTATGCAACAGGTAAAGGTAATGCTGATAAACAGAAGATGGAAGAAAGTTTTATCGCTGAGACCGGGTTTGATATTAAACACACCCTCTCAATGACATCAAAACAGTGGAACCCATCTTCAGACCTAATTGATAGTTATTATATCTGCAAGCTTGGTGTTGAAAATGAAACTAATAGTAGCCGGAACGAGAACATTTAGCGACTTCAATCTTCTTGAGAAATATCTAAACAAGATCGAGTGGCCGATAACTGAAATTGTTTCTGGATGTGCTAACGGTGCAGACACGCTTGCAATCACATACGCGGAAAAATATAACATCCCGATAAAAAGATTTCCTGCCGACTGGAAAAAGCATGGCAAGGCAGCAGGTCCTATTCGTAATAAGCAAATGGCTGAATATGGTGATGCATTAATATGTTTCTGGGATGGGGTTTCTAATGGAACCCAAAACATGATAGATCAAGCAAGTCGTCAAAAACTGAAAACTTTTATTGTGAGGTATGATAATGAGCGCATTGGAGTGGAGTAAAGAAGACAAACCGTCTTTTCGTAAATGGCTGTCTGGTGTTCTTAAAGAGAACACCGTAAATGTGACGTTTACCAAAAAAGATGGTACGGAACGTGTCATGAAGTGCACGTTACAAGAAAACGTTGTTGTTCCTTACGAGCAAAAGACTGACCGTAAGAAAGAAGCAAACGACGATGTGTTTGCTGTGTGGGATGTTGAAAAGAGTGCTTGGCGTTCTTTTAAAATTGATTCAGTCAAACGAATTGACATGGTGGCATGATGGGTCTTGATATTGTTAACAAAGGTGCAAAGGGTGGCACAGAGCTCTTAATTGAGGAGTTCAAAAGCCACATTGATGAAAACATCTGGAAGCATTTTCATATTGTTCCTTCTCGCTTTCGAGGTCACGAAGCGGGAAAGATTCCCATTTATTGGGCTCACGATCTTGTAGGTGATCCTGAGTGTGAACACCTTAAGGCAGGTGGTTATAACCAATACGAAAAGCTTGTGTTTGTTTCCAACTGGCAAATGCAACAGTTTGTCAGCTATTATGGTATTCCATGGCACAAGTGTGTGGTCATTCAAAACGCAATCAATCCAATCCCTTCTAAAGAGAAAGATGATTCTGTAATTCGAATTATCTACCACACCACACCTCATCGTGGTCTCGAGCTTCTTGCTCCTGTGTTTGATAAACTTTGTGAAAAGCACGACAACATCGTTCTTGATGTTTTTTCAAGCTTTAAGATGTACAACTTTGAAGAACGCGATAAGCAATATCAAGAAGTGTTCGACATGCTTAAAGCAAATCCTAAAGTGAACTACCATGGCTTTGCTGAACAGTCGGTTGTTCGCGATGCTGTTGCTAGTGCCCATATTTTTGCATATCCTTCTATTTGGATGGAAACGAGCTGCCGTGCGCTTATGGAGGCAATGTCTGCTGGTTTAATTTGCGTTCATCCAAACTACGGAGCACTCTACGAAACGGCAGCAAACTGGACATGGATGTATCAGTTCCTTGAGGACAAGCGTGATCACGCAATGTTGTTCTATCATCAACTTGACGCGGCAATTCAAAATGTTCATAACGAACAAATTAAATTGCGGTTGATTAATCAACAAAGTTATGGTAATATCTTCTATGGATGGGAAATGCGTAAGCAGCAATGGACGCTGTTCCTCAAGCAGATTCTTAACGAAAAGAAGATTCAATACTAAAATGATTATCATTGACTACAACCAGATTGCTATCTCCAACATCATGGCACAAATTGGCAATCACACAAATGTCAAGCTTGAAGAGGATCTTGTACGGCACATGATCCTCAATAAAATTCGTGGTGTTCGTCAGATGTTCAAAGAACATCAAACTGTTGTTATTGCCTGTGATGGCAAAAACAACTGGCGAAAAAACATATTCCCAAACTATAAAGCCAATCGTAAAAAAGACCGCGAAGCTTCTGACTTTGACTGGGCAGGCGTATTCGATCTTCTCAATAAGATTCGGGACGAACTCAAAGAAAACTTTCCCTATATTGTCATTCACTTAGACCACGCCGAGGCCGACGACATTATTGCGTCACTCGTGTCGAAGTACGGTGTAGAGCTAAATAACAATACAGCCGAAGACATTGTTATTGTTTCAGGTGACAAAGATTTTGTTCAATTACAGCAATATGCCAACGTAAAACAATACGATCCAATCAAGAATAAAATGATTGCTCATAGTGACCCATCAAAGTTTATCAAAGAGCAGATTATTAAGGGTGATCGCGGCGATGGTGTGCCTAACATTCTGTCTAGCGATGATTGCTTTGTGAGTGGCGTTCGCCAAAGAAAGGTAACTAGCAAACTCATCTCCAATCTCATGGAGAATGGGATTGATGACCAGCCCGAAGACATCAAGCGTGGTTACATGCGTAACCAACAGCTGATTGACCTCTCATTTGTTCCCAACGATATTGTTTCAAAAGCGATTGCAGTATTTGAGCAAGAGAAGGATGGATGCAATATAAAGAGAAGTAAGATGTTTAATTACTTTATTAATAAGAAGCTTAAAAACCTTATGGAGTGTGTTGGGGAATTCTAATGAAAAGACAAAGCATGTATGAGATTTTAGAGCAGGTGTCTAAATGCAAGACACCTGCTGAGAAGGTGGAGGTATTGCGCAGGAATGATAATGGTGCATTGCGTACGGTGCTAAAGTACGCTCTTGATCCTCAAATCAAATTTGCTCTGCCTAAAGGTGATCCTCCTTTTAAACCGTGCCCGTATGTTGATCAAGAGGCAAGACTGTACACAGAGGTTCGTCGTCTCTATTTGTTTCTCGAGGGTGGTAATCCAAACCTAACAAACATTAAACGAGAAATGTTATACATTCAGTTAATTGAGTCAATCGACCCTAAAGATGCAAAACTCGTTAACTGTATGAAAGATAAAAAATTGCCGTTTAAGGGAATCACGGCAAAAATTATCAATGAAGCATTCCCCGATCTAATTCCTGTCAAGGAGAGTCAGAAAGCATGAGCAAGACGTTTAAGAAGTCGTCAAAAGTTGCTGACGATTACGAAAACAACGGTCACTACTTCAAATATCAGAAAAGCAGACAAGACCGTCAATCTTTTCGAAGTATTGATAAATACATTAAAACCCAGGATTTTGATAGACTGGATGATCTGTCAGAATATGATTACAACAACTACAAGTAAGGGGAACCTTAATGTATAAAAAGCGTCTGTTTTGGGATTCAAAACTAGCTGATAAAATTGAAGATGTACTTTTAAAGTTTGTTGGTTGGTACACAGATAAAAAGTATGATTGGAATCTTCAAAAGAATGAGGACCCTCAACAAAATCTTACCCTCGAAGAAAGCTACTCATACAACTACGTTATTCCTCAAGAAATACCGGCCGTTGTTGTCGAAGAGGAAAAGGTAGAGACAAAACCCAAAGCAAAGAAAAAACAATCGCGTAAGAAAAAAGCAGAAAAGTAAATTATGCCGACGTATGAATTTCGTAATGTAGAAACTGGTGAAATAGTTGAACGTGTGATGCGGATGTCAGAATACGATGACTTTGTTAAAAACAACCCGCACCTAGAAAGATTCTTTTCTGCTGCACCACCAATCGGTGATCCTATCAGGCTCGGGTTGAAAAAACCGGACGATGCGTTTAGGGATAGACTTAAGGATATCAAGAGCACGCATTATAAGAGCAAAATTAACACGTTCTGAGGGTCAATGAGAAAAGCAATTAAAAAAGCAAGTAAAAAACAGCCATCCAGTGTTTTTGTTAACGGCATCAAGCTCCCCCATACCAACCTTCATTTAAACAACATAACTCCTCTTACAGATAATCAGCAGCGCGCATTTGATAGTTTCTACCAAGGTAGAAACATGCTTCTTCATGGTCTTGCTGGTACAGGTAAAACATTTATGTCCCTGTATCTTGGCCTTGATAGCGTAATGAAAAAATCCTCTCTTCACAGTAGCGTCGTAATTGTTCGCAGTGTCGTACCTACACGTGATATTGGTTTTCTACCTGGTGACGAGTATGATAAGATTAAAACATACGAAGCACCGTACAGAGGAATTTGTAGCGAGTTGTTTGGTAGGGACGACGCCTATGAAATACTCAAGCGTTATAAAGTAATTGACTTCATCACCACATCATTTATTCGTGGTATAACAATTAACAACGCAATAGTTGTTGTTGACGAGTGCAACAACATGAACTTCCACGAGCTTGATAGTATTATCACAAGAATGGGTTCAAATTGTCAGCTGTTGTTCTGTGGTGATTATAGACAGGCTGATCTTTCAAAACAAACAGAGAGAGATGGTCTGAAACATTTTATGAAGATACTGGAGGAAATGTCTTGCTTTGATCACATTGAATTTAAAGAAGATGATATTCTTCGCTCTGATATGGTTAAACAATATATTATTACAAAAGACAAACTAGGATATGAGAACAAAGTATTTTGATCATGAGAAACATTTCGATTCTATTGAATTAGTTTCTGAAGAACTGGATGGGGGGCGTTACTATACGCTCCCCACTGGGGAACGATATAAATCTGTGACAACAATCTTATCTGCTCTTAATAAGAAATCTATTATGGAGTGGCGTAAGCGTGTTGGTGCAGAGCAGGCTCAGAAAATAACAACGCAGGCTTCGACACGTGGTACAAAGCTTCATGCAATTGTTGAGAAGTATATTAACAATGAAGAAGACTTTCATGCCAACTACAATCCATCTACAATTGACCTGTTCAAATCAATACAACCAATCATCGATGAACGCGTTGAAAAGGTTTACGGACAAGAGTTCCCTCTATACTCGCATCTGTTAAAGACGGCTGGTCGATGTGACTTGTTCTGTAGATTTGATGGGTTAAATACTGTTGTTGATTTTAAATCGTCTTCGAAGCTAAAGCGTGAAGACTGGATTGAAAATTATTTTCTTCAATGCACTGTGTATGCAGTAATGATTCAAGAACTGTACAATATCAACGTTCCTAGAATAGCTGTTGTCATTGGTGTGGAAAATGAACAGCCCCAAGTGTTCGTTAAAAAGACAACGAGATTTTATCCTAGAGTCAAAGAGGTTTTTTGTAAATGAATGTTTTTACAATTGCTCGGGAATGCTTCAACGAACCCGAACAATATTCCATCGTCTCGACCCGAGCACAAATTTATGCTTCCCTGTTTGCACGTGGAATGGTTGATCGTGAAGAATATTTTAATTTAATTGATGATTTGCGTGTCCAAAGTTCAGAACGGTTTGTTAATGAAAATCGTTATGCCGTAAACGCCTATTTTCAGCAGATAAAAAAAGCTGTTGACTTATAAAGTAGTTTACTGTACAATGACCTTGTAGCTGATAAATTTAACTCTAAGAGGTAACACATTATGGCACACATGGTTGAAACGATGGCGTACGCAGGTGAGACTCCCTGGCACGGTCTTGGTAAATCTGTCCCGGCTGACCTGTCTCCGGAGCAGATGCTGAAGACTGCTGGTCTCGATTGGCAGGTTGAAAAGGTTCCTGCTTTCATCAAGATTGACGGTGAAGAACGACTCACCGGTAAGCACGCTCTTGTTCGTTCTACTGATAAGTCGATTCTTGACGTTGTTACGAATGATTGGATTCCTGTTCAAAACAAGGAAGCGTTTGAATTCTTTAGCGAATACGTTCACGCCGGTGACATGGAAATGCACACGGCTGGTTCTCTGAAGAATGGTCAGATTGTTTGGGCGCTTGCTAAAATTAAGGACGGCTTTGAAGTGTTTGGTGGTGATAAGGTCGAGGGCTACCTTATGTTCACCAATCCTCATAAGTGGGGTCAGTCTATTGATGTCCGCTTTACTCCGATTCGTGTTGTTTGTAATAACACGCTGACGCTTGCCCTGAACGAAAAGGGTCGTAAGTCGGTTAAGGTTAATCACCGTTCTGAGTTTGATCCTCAGGAAGTTAAGCTTGCCCTTGGTATCGCTGGTGAACAGCTTCGCAAATACAAAGAAAGCGCTCTGTTCCTTGGTAAGAAGCGTTACAAAAAAGACACCGTTAAGGACTACATGAAGCAGCTTTTCCCTGTTCTCACGCAGAAAGAAGAATCTCGCAAAGAGATGTCGAAGACTGCAGAGATTATGCTTGGTTCCGGTGGTGAGCCTGGTATTCTGGATCTCCAGCCTGGTGCGGAATTTGCTAAGGGTTCGTGGTGGCAGGCATTTAACGCAGTTACGTACTTTGTCGATCACAAAGCTGGTAAATCTGCTGAAAATCGCCTTACTTCTTCGTGGTTTGGTCTCAACCGTAACCTCAAGATGAAAGCGCTTGATCTGGCGATTGAATACGCTGAAGCTGCGTAGAAAAAGGGCGGTACCGCCCTTTTTATAAATAATCAAATATTGCTGTATGAAGCGATGAGAAAGGTGTTCTGGACGGCGGTTCGATCCCGCCCATCTCCACCACAAGCATATTCTTTGAGGTCTTGGTCGTTACCAGCGTAGCAAAAACGGCGACAGAGTATGCTTCTGATGGGGATGATCTGGTCTCGACAGGGCAAATAGTAACAGAGTGGACAGCACGGTAGGCGATGACCGTAAATCAAGCAAAAACCATAAACGCAAACGACGAAAAGTTTGCTCTGGCTGCCTAATAGCTAGATGGGGATTTGTAGGTTGTTCCTTATTATCCAAACAACCTGCCTTATCTTTTAACAATAAAAGGTTTACATATGATAGTAAGAGCCCTCATGGGAGCTGCTATTACTGTGTTTGCAGCCTTTATAATAGCAATGAGTCATAATGAAGCAACTAGCGACACAGTAGGCTCTCCTGTATCAAAGCAAGGATATCTCAACGCCAAGAGACAAATTAAGTGCTTGGCTGATAATGTTTATTTTGAAGCTGGTAACCAACCGATAGAAGGTATGAAGGCCGTAGCGTTCGTTACATTAAATCGACTATATAGTCAGCGTTGGCCTTCAGATGTATGTGAAGTAGTTTATCAGAAAACCAAGAACCCTGAAACAAATCAAACGATCTGTCAGTTTTCTTGGGTCTGTGAACAACCTCGAGTTCCAAATAAGCAGCGATGGGAACTCGCCTACAATGTTGCCTCTCATGTGTGGTATAGGTATAATCCTGATTTAGACCCCACAAGCGGTGCAACTTATTTTCATGCAACATACGTGAGGCCACAATGGAAGTACAACAAAATAGTGCAGATAGGCGACCACATATTCTACAAATGACGGATGAACTTAAAGTTAATACAGTTATTACTGTTAAAGATTTTCTTCGTGAAGTGGAGCAGCTTGTCACTGAAAAGAAAATGGAGTATATTGACGCTGTTGTTTATTACTGTGAGAAGAACAACATGGAAATTGAAACGGCAGCTCAGTTAATCAAACAAAACCAAAAGTTCAAAGCTAAGATTAGAACCGAAGCCGAAACATTGAACTTCCTACCAAAGACGTCAAAACTTCCAATCTAACTTTTTGTTATGATCAGCAACCTTGATAGTGGGTATCAGGCATACAAGCTATACGTTGCGTTGAAGAATCACTTTACCTCCCAGTACTATGATTTCTTTAAGTATGGTGGTAATGTAAAGGCTGGTCGTTCCTCGTTTGAGCGGAGGAACGATAAGTTCTTCTTCTGCAAGCTAGCAAAGAAAAAAGACGTCAAAGGATTTCTAATTGCAAACCTGATTGACAATCAAACAAACTGGATTGGCGATGTTGTCACTAGTAATAACAGTGAGAAGGTTTATACAAAATGGCTTGCAAGACAACAATCGCTTCAGTACATTTTTGAAAATGATTTAGCAAAGCTTGATGCAAATTTCAATAGCAATATTATTGTTGAAAATGGACAGCACCCAAAGCTGTTAAAACTAGCACTGCGAAAGGAGATATCACTCGAAACAGTTGTTATAATGAATTCATTATGTAAGTTCTTTAAGTATTGGTCTCGCAACATTGAAGACCAGTTGGTGTGGCCGACATTTAAATTTAAGTGTGTTAGATATCGACCATTTGTTGAGTTTGATGAAGAAAAGTTTCGAAAAATTGTTGTTGACAAATTCAGCGATTTGGATTAATATAAATATGCATGTGGTTATGCATAATGTGAACAAGCTAACATACTTTTATACATCGTTTATACAAGGAGTTTTATATGTCCGTAGATTTTGCTGCTCTTAAGAAAAACCGTAAAAGCCAGTTTGAAAAACTCACCACCGAGCTGACCAAGCTCGAGCAACCTAAGCAAGGTAGCCAAGAAGATAACCGCTTCTGGAAGCCTGAGGTTGATAAGGCTGGTAATGGTTTTGCTGTTATTCGCTTCCTTCCTGCTCCTCCTAATGAAGACGTTCCTTTTGTTCGTGTTTGGGATCATGGATTCCAAGGTCCGAATGGTTGGTATATCGAAAAGTCTCTGACCACTCTCGGTCAGAAGGATCCTGTTTCGGAATATAATTCCCAACTGTGGGCTACTGGAACAAAAGAGAACCAAGCTATCGTTCGTAAGCAGAAGCGTCGCTTGTATTTCATCTCAAATATTTACGTTGTCAAAGATTCTGCACATCCTGAAAATGAAGGGAAGGTTTTCCTTTATCAGTATGGTAAGAAGATTTGGGATAAACTCAATGCTGCTATGAATCCTGAGTTTGAGGATGAGGCCTCAATTAATCCTTTCGATCTTTGGGAAGGTGCAAACTTCAAGCTTAAGATTCGTAATGTTGAGGGTTATCGTAACTACGATAAATCAGAATTTGAGGAGCCTGCCCCTCTGCTTGATGATGATAGTGAACTTGAAGCTATTTGGAAAGGTGAACACTCTCTTCAAGAGTTTATCGATCCTAAGAACTTTAAGAGCTACGATGACCTCAAAGCTCGTCTTTACAAGATTCTTGGTCTTGATGGAAGTTCTCCTCGTCCTCAGACTGTTACGGAGGAAGTTGAACCTCCGAAGCAGAAAGCTAAACCTGCTAAACAACAACCTGTTCAGCAGGATGATGACGAGGATGATGAAGG